CCTAAACCAGAGTAAGAACCCGCAGTTAGAATATTTGTCTGAGGATTGTATGATAGTTGTGTATCTGTTCTCGCACTATCTTCGCCCGCAACAATACTTGTCATTACTGGATATAGTGTAGTGAGTGTAGGTCCAGCAGAATCAATTCTAATTAGATCAGAAGTGTGTGTTGCAAGATATTGAACAACTGACAAAGTTGTAGTTAAAGCACTATCACTTAGATCATAACCACCAGCAGAATCAACTATTGAAGTTGCATATGTGTTATTAACATAATCTCGCAGGATACCAAAGTTAATTGTACCCGAAGTTGAGATATCACCACCAGCGATTAGTTCGTTAGCAAGAGTAAGGTCGCCATTCGGAATGACAATACCGCCATCAGCAGAGTCCCGTAGTTGCTTTGCTAGATGATTCAACAAAAGACCACGGGTAATCTTCTTCGTCGTTCCAGTACTTACGTCATTAATAACAATAACATCAGAATCAACCGCTGATGTTAGTACTGGTAGTGCCGATATCTTAATATCTGCCATTTCTATTCTTCCTCAAATACTTTCTGTTATTTAGACTTAGTGTTAAGCGCCTACTTGACTGTTTAATGTTTTAAGTAATATCGCAAATCGATTGACTGCTGAGTCAAGAGTTGTGGGTGCCGCACCGTTCCATAATCCTGCGCTATCTGTAGTATACGCGATACCGCTATTCAATAGATTCTGCAAAGGATTGTATGTTAGATTGAGATCCACGTTAGTGTTATCATTACCAGATGCTGCCGAACCAAGATGCACATAGTATGTTGCACTATCATTGATCGTGGTGATCGCTATGTTGGCAGCGTTAGTAGCAGAGACTGCCGCTACGTCTGTTATGTTCGAACCATTACCAGCAAGATTTGTAGCAGTTAGTGTATTAGTTCCTGCATCAAATACGATACCACCATCTGTCGATACACTATCAGAACCCGTCTGAGATGCTTTCAACATTATATACTGAGTGCCAGTAGTAGGATTAAAGTTAGAGTTAATCTTTGTTGCAGGTACTTCAGTGAGTAGTTTACCTTCACCAGAGAAAGCACCAGCAGTTAATAAGTTGCTTAATGGATTGTACAGTAAACCCGCATCTGTGTTTACACTATCTACACCAGTCGCACTCTGAACAAATAGAATGGAGTGTGAAGCATCTACAGCAGAAGGAAGTACATTCAATGCGTTAGCAATACTACCACCACCAGGAATAGGTAAGTTAGTAAGTAAAGAACCATCACCAGAAAATGCTGTTGAAGATAATCTACCGTTCGATGCGTTATATGTTAATGCGGCATCAGCGGCAAGAGTTGCTTGTAATCCAGTCTGAGCAGTACCCATGAAAGGATACAAAGTTGTCTCGGAGGCGGCAGTCGTAGTAGCAATGGTGTCAGCATATTGTGCTTGCACTGCATTACTTGCGCTGGCGGCACTGTCGGCAGCAAGAGCAAATGTAGCAAGAGCAGAAGTCAAAGAGGACGTGGCGACTGTCGCACTATCAGCATTAACTGCTTGAGTTGCATTTAGAGCAAATAAAGCACTTGCTGCCTGTGTAGCACTGTCAGCATATAGAGCATGAGTCGCTTCGGTAGCAAAGTTTGCACTGTCAGCATTTGTCGCACTATCAGCAAGAACACCTGTTAGTAACGAACCGTTACCAGCAAAGAAAGGAGTAGTTAATACACCAGTATTTGGATTAGATGTTAAGTTGCTCTGAGTATGTACACTGTCTAATCCAGTCGCACTGTTGCGAATCATTATATAATATGGATTAGCATCTGTGCCAGCATCAACAGCATTCACGACAGGATCATTCTGAGGCAAGTCAGTTAAAGCAGAACCATTACCTTCGAATGCGAGTGCTGTCAAAGAACCTGTTGCGGCATCGTATGTAAGCGAGTTGCTAATACCAACAGAGTCATACGTACCTGATGCGCCATTACCGAAATGAATCTGCGCTTCGGTTGATGTCGTGTCTGTCGAGACCAATATAGTATTCGCCTTTTCAGAAGTCTGCCCAAGAAGCAAAGCATCCGCGCGAATCTGCTTGGTCAAGTTAGTACTAGTGTCTACTATGATTAGAACGTCATCGATTGCGGGTGCACCGAATGCCGAGTCTAAATCTGTTATCTTTACGCCTGCCATTGTTCTTCCTCAGAATATGTTTCTATAATTCTATTTATAGTGTTTTAAGTCACGGTTATCGTAACTGTTGCAGTTTCTGCCTGTCCTGTACTAGGAGTTACTCTGTATGTAAATGTATCAACACCGGTAAACCCACTAGTAGGAGTATATCGAATGATTCCATTTACCGAATCTTGTATTGCTATCACACCATTATCTGGATCACCGCCCGATGGTATAGTGTAAACAATAGATGTAGACTCGAATGTGTCATTAGCACCTACATCAATATCTATTGACAATGCATCACCTGTGTTAATTGATGTTACAACATTAATAGCATCATCGACAGAGTTGGTTACTGAGACATTGATTGTCTGATCGAGTTTTGTTCCATCTACTAAATTTACCTCTAGTACAAAAGAATCAGCACCCGAGAAGTCTGGATCAGGTGTATACGCCCAAGTACCTGTAGCGTTAAATGCACCTGTCGGCGTTGTGATAGATGAACTGACAGTAGCAAGCGCATTACCATTTGTAGGACCAGTACCTATCGTATATGATACTACTCTACTTTGTGCATTAGCAATCTTAAATGTGGTTGTTATTGTACCGCCATCTTCGTTTGTTAATGTGCCGCTTGTTCCTGTTATAACATTGCCTACTACGGATGTAGTGAACAAGTCGTTTCCTTCTAAGTCTTTGACACCGATATCAGCACTTGTTATAATAGTACCTGTTGCGGCAACACCTTTATACAGACTAATCTTCATTTCGAAGTCGAGTGTATATATGATTGAACGTCTATTCTCTATCTGACCTTCGTAGTCATCAGAGAATGTTATGCCTTGCAATGTTATGGGGGTGTCTTCCTTGACATCGTACTCCGATAAAGGTTTTACTGTTACAGTATACTGTGGTGTGAAATAAGGTAGAATCTGTTCGATAATTTGTAATACATCGTCCTGACTTTTACCATACACGTTCAACTGAAAGTTGACATTATATGGAACAGGTGTGTATAGTTGTGTTGCTGAACCAGTATAAGTTGTCGGCGCTTTAACACAGTTGTTCATTTTAGGCAATTGTCTTACTGGATCATAGTTCATTGCTACGATTTCGAATGACATTCTTGGCAGTTTTAATGCTATCTGTCTTTCGTTTACCTCACCGTTAAGCATATTATCCATGCGTGTGAGAAAGTCTCGCTTAGGTGCATATGATAATGGAACTTTTACTTGACTAATAACTTCACCCGCGGTATTCTTGCGTATGACATTTATGTTATTAAACAATGAACCAAATACGGCAACTGCTTTTCTAATTCTTTGATGATAGAAATGTGAACCTAACATTATACTGGATCTCCGAATGGATTAGACTCTGAGAAGTCGATGAATTCTGTTGCAACAGTATCAAAGATTGCATTCTGATTGTCAACCTCTAAGTTCTCGCCTGCAACTGAAGTCGGAGTTTCACTAATTGCAGAAGTCTGTCCTACTACAGGTAACGATGCTGCCCAACTATGATAGAGTCCATCAGAACCACCACCATGTGCGACATACACTTTATATGTTCCAGGAACAGATGCATCAATATTAGCAATCTCTCCTTTCATAGTGAAAGTTGCATTGACCTGTGATATCTCTTCGCCAATTTCAAACTTACTACCTGCTACACTGAATGTAGTCTCGTCAAATATCAGAGTAGTTGTGTATGCATGTACAGTTTCAATTGCATCAATCTCTCCAACACCAGTATCAAAGTCTTCGTCATTGTATTCAAACAGTTCACATCGCATACGGAACACAGGAAGATTCTTTAACTGGTAGAATGGTGTCTCGTCTTCTACTTTCTGAATCTCAAATATTGAGTTAGACAATGTTAAAACAATTAGATCGCCTTCTCTTGGGCGATAGAAAGGTTCTTCTAATGTGTTCTCGATAGAAGCAACAGTATTCAACCATCGACGCCTTGCCATAATGAATGTGGCAGCATCTCGAATCTCTACACCAAACTTAGCGAACAAGTCACCTTCGCCATCAAACCCTTCAACGCCTTCGATGTACATTTCTATACGATAAGCATTGTCGAATCGTGAGGTGTTATCGTCACCAAAGATTGTATCTCTGTTGACCAGTTCACGTGGGACATAGTAAACGTCCTGACCATACATCTTCAAAGATTCAATAATGATATCTTCGTAGAGAGTCTGCTCAGACTTTCTGCCTTGTGAGAAGTAAAGATTAGTTGCCATGTTATCCTATCAGAAAGTCAACTGGGAGTTCTTGTTCGAGACGTAATTTCTCTTCAAGTTTCTCGATTTCAGCAGTCGCGTCTTCATACAATTGACGACCACTAATAGTAACACCACCCGGCAATTGCATTCCCTCAAACTTGGACATGTTCACGCCCCATTGCTGTTTGATTAATTGTGTGGTATAATCTTTCATGAACATATCATTCCATATGCTCAAGTGTACTTCTGGATCAATGATTTGATATACTTCGGCAACAACATAGTCGCCTGCTTTAATATCTCCGTCAGCAAGATCGCCATCAATGTATAGACGTTGCTGTCTACGCGAGTGACGCACTTGTGGTAGTCCATTCAGTTGTTGATCGATCATGCTCAGATATTGTTCCATCTGATATATGTATGATAGATCGCCCGCGAAACTGTAGAAGTCTTGCATATTGTTTAAGTACATCTGATACTTTAGATCAAACATATTTCCACCAGAACCAAACGAAGAGTTCATAGGAAACAATCTCTTCACCCACTGAATGCTTGCACTCAAAGGAATATATCCATTGGTCACATCAGTGGCAGTTACTTCATGCTTTAGATAAGTTCTAAGTGTTGCATCACTGTGATACTCTTGGTATTTCTGAAGAGCGTCATCAACCTTATCTTCAACTTGATCTATATCAACATTGATTTCAATTACAGGTTCGCCTAATCTACGTAGAGCGAAGTCGATTAAATCTTGTCTTGAATCTGGCGATGCCATTTGTTACTCCAAAGTTTATCTGTTTATTTATGCACCCCAGAGAGTAGCACCTACTGAGTCATAAATTACTAATTGTCTTGCTTGCGCATCAAAGTAGCGACTCGCTTCGAGATCACCCTCTACCGTTACGCCTGCGAATGTGACACTATCTGTACTAGTAGCACCTCGACTGGTTACAGATTGTAGTGTGTCTTGCTCTGAATCCAAATATGCAAGATTACCCAATTCTCTGAATGACACAGAGTCCTGTGCAGAAAGTACAAGTACGTTATCAGTCTCTTGATCTCTATCAATCTGAGTAAGAGATAAGTTACCCATAGTGAGTCTATTACTAGAAGCATTGTATGATAATGCACTATCAACTTTAGCACTATCTCCGCCATTTAGTACACTAACAAATGTAGGGTAGAAAGTTAAGTCTGCATCAGTCGATGTAACTTGTGTTAAGTTGACAGTACCGTCAAGAATATCAGTTGATATAGTTCGTCTAACAATTCTATTTGTTGTTGGTTCTAAGAATAGACCGAATGTAGCAGTAACAGATGCGTCAGTGTTGTTAATTACAACATCATTGTCGAAGGTTGCAGAATCAAATAGAGACGCGCCAACTACTGCAATGCCTGTTTCGAAATTAGTTAGTCTGTTAAAGTTCCACGAGTTATCTGTCGATGCATATGTGATACCAGCATTTGCTCCAGCGACAGTGATACCCGCGCCTTCTGCTTCTGCATTGTTAGTTGCATTCTTAGCAATAACAATATTCTTATCATCGATTTCTAATGTTGCGGTGTTCAGAATTGTTTGTGTACCATTAACAGTAAGATTACCATTAATTACTACACTGTCAGCATATAGTCCACCGTAGAAGTACGAGTAGACTTGTGTGCTATCGCCTCGTGCGGTGACAGTTGCTAGTGTCTCGTTTGCGGTCTCAGCAAATGCGCCTTCACCAATCTTACGAACAACAACACTATCCGTAGCACCATCAAAAGGATTATTCTTTACGAATAGAGCGTAGAAATCACTTGTATCACCCGAATCTAATGAGGTGAAGTTAAGTGCATTGAGTGTAAGTGAAGATATATCACCCCATGATCTAACACCACTAGCAGTAGACGTAAGTACTTGACCGTCAGTTGTCGGATTACCAGGACTAGGTTCTACCTGGTCGAGAGTAATATACGCATATCTTGCTGAATCGAGATCCGCTACTGGTCTGGTTGTTACACCACCTGTAAGAGAAGTGCCCGAAACGCTTATTGTATTAACCATTTAATGATTCCAAATAACTTAGAGTTAATTGCAGTTTGCCAGCACCCGCCGCATTAGTTGAGCATCGGATAACACCGTTTTCTTCAATAATTAACTTACCTGTAATCAGACTTACTGCATCACGAGGCGCAACTCGATAACCTTTAATCAAGTGAACTGCTGGTGCTGCCAGTGTCAGCGCCTGTTGCATATTAACCTCGAAAGTACCAGTACCAGCAGAGTCGATATTCGCTACCTGCGCCATCAACACAATCGCAGTGATTCCGTTGGGCGAAGTATAGACTAAATCGCTGTCGCCAGTAAGTGTATCTTTACCAATAACAGTAACAGAAGTTGACTTAAACGTATTAAGTGGAGTTGCCATTTTTCTTTAACCTTCTAGTGCTAGAATATATGGAGTTAGAATAGCGTATAGAGATCGTTCAAACGTCTCACCTACAATTCTACCTTCCTGTCTTTTAATTGTCAGTTCAGAACCAATTCTAAAGTCGCCTAACTGATCCGTTGATGTAAATACTACTAAACCTTCGTTCGTTGCAGAGTCATATACTACTTCTCTTTCTGGTCTTGGTATACCACCATTCTGTGGAATAGCAGTAAACGTGTTAGTTCCAGATCCAACATATTCAAATGTGTGAGAAGATGATGTGATAACAGATCGCTGTCTGAAGGTCATCTGCTGATTTGCTTTCTTATTACTATTCAGTCCAGGTTCGAATGCAATGTCGTACATACCGCCACCGACTGAATCAACACCCAACACTGTATAGTAATATTCTTCACTGTCAAACTTCATTGCATCGCCGTAGTTAGGCAACTTAGTTTGTCCTACAGTTCCGAAGTAATCAGCACTATCTCTATTTATCACTCCTGAAATACGAATGGTGTCATCATACAAAAGTTTTGCTGAATCGAGATTACCGTCATATAGTACTTCAGAACTACCACGAGCAATCAATCCGAAGTCACCAAACGAGGAGTTACTGTTCGTGATAGAACATTGTCCGCCAGTTTCAGCAAGAATAGAAGTCTGAGTTGAGATTGTAAAGATTGATACTAACTGTGCGTAACCACGATTCAACAAGTAAGTACCAATACCAGCGGCATTGTACTGAGTGAATGCGTCTGATACCATCGACTTCAATCCAGAACATTTAGATCCGTCAATCTTCATACCGATACCATCGTTGGTAATAGATGTACAGTTCTGAACATATGGTGATTGAACGATGAATGGTCCAGCGCCAGCACTTTCTACTTTAGGATCATATGCTACACAGGCAGCAAAGTTCTGATGATCTCGGAAAGTAATATCTTTGATGAAGCAACCATTGTCCATATAGAACATATCAGAGTCAACACTCTTAGGTCGCACCGTTGTTGTTCTCAAGTTATCACCAACGATTGCAGTCTTAGGCGGTAACTTAATAGGATTGTTTATTATATAATCGCCAGACTTCAAGAAGATTGTAGTGTCACCAGTATTCTTAGCAGACTTTACGGACTGAAGAACAATGAAGTCCTGATCTTTCTTGACTGCGGCAATCGCGTTTCGTAACTCTGCACTTACTCCACGACTTGATAAAATAGGATCAACTTCAGTTGGTAGACTATCAGTATTACCAGCAACTAAAGTGGCAACTAAGAGGTCGTCAATCAGCGTATTAATAATGGTTGATTCTGTTGAAGTTGCATACTGACCGGAGTTACCAGTCTCGTTAGGACCATATGCTGAAGCAGTAGTAACATTACTTGTAAGATTATTGGTGAGAAGTTGTCCAATAATGTCTCTCATATGCTCGTATGTTGCAATTGTTGCCGCAACTTCACCAGGGTTTAATTGACTGGCAGCACCAACAAAGTATGCACGAGAGTTTATAATCATGGCGTGTGTACCGCCATATAATATATCGAATGTTAGACCGTCAACAATAAACCCTATGTCTCTACGACATCTAGTTCTATCGTAAGATGAAGGACCGTATAGATTAGCATACTGTATTGCTTGTGTTTGAATCGTGCTTTTCTGTGCTAGAATAGTAGAGTAGTTTGCCGCTGTTGTAGCATTAACACCAGTAAAGTTTGGTAGAATAGTAGCGTCAAGATTGTTCAAGTTTTCATCGTTAATAACTTCAGTGATGATGTCCATAAGAACACCCAACTGAGTTGCTTGAGTAGATGTGGCAGTTCCTGCGCTAGTATCTTGACCAGTATATGTTTCAAGAACAACTTGTCCTAATGAAGTCTTTAGATATGCATATGCACCTAATGTAGCAACTTTCTCTCCGGCACCTAATTGACTAACAGCACCGACAAAGTATGCTCTTGCAGAAGTAACTGCACCAACATTTCCTTCGTAGACTATATCGTGAGTAAGAGCATCAAGAATATATCCAATGTCTCTTTTACATTTAACTCGATCATAAGTTGTTGGACCATACCAATCAGCATACTCTATAACATCTGCTTGCAGGGAGGTAAGCGCACCATTGATGGTGTTGTAGTCTGTAGACAC